GCAGATTGGAGCACAGGGTGCCATCGATAAAGCTCTGCAGGGTATGAGAGGACAGCAAGCACTACAGCAGATTGGTGCCTCTGGTCGACAAGATCGTGCATTGCAAGGGATGAGAGGACTGCAAGCCCTACAGCAGATTAGTGCTTCTGGAGTGCAGGATCGTGCGTTGCAATCCATAAGAGGAAAACAACAACTTCAGCAACTTGTTAGACAAGGCGTTATTGATATCAGGAAAATCAATGCTCAAGGTGGTATTGACAAATGGTTGAAGTCTGAAGATGGAAGACAGAAGATTCAACAGTTAAGCACTCAGGGTAAAATTGATCTACAAAAGATCGATAGACAAGGAAATATTGATAAACAACTTCAGGGTATAAGGGGTAAGCAAGCTTTGGATCAACTTAAGCAATCGGGCTTGAATGACCAACAGCTGCAAGCACTGAGAAACTCTGGTGCAATCGATCAAATCCTTGAACAGGGTGATATTGATAAAGCGCTAAAAGAACTTGATAACCAAGGCAGGTTGGATCAAATTGGTGCACAAGGCATTGAAGCTCTAAAGCAGATCGGTGCTCAAGGTAATCAACAACGCCTTAGCATCAAGGCTCAAGGGGATCAAGACATTCGTCTTCAAGGTCAGAAAGGTAAGCAAGCTCTTGAGCAGATTGCAGGCCAAGGTGATCAGGACGTTCGAAAGATTGACGCCCAAGCTTTTGCTGATCGTGCTCTCCAAGGCATTAAAGGTAAGCAAGCTCTTGAACAAATCACTGGACAAGGTGATCAAGATTTCCGCATGGGTGAACAGAGAGGCAAACAAGCTCTCGAACAAATTGCTGGACAGGGCGATCAAGATGTTCGCAAGATTCAAACAACTGGACGTCAAGAGCGTAAGACTATGCAGCAGGCAACAATTGAAGATGACAAGAAGGCAGCACGTCAAAGCAGGTATGCACGCGGATTGGCAGGTATGTTCTGATGACTACTTCTACGTCAACCGGTAAGGTATATCTCACAGTTGTTGATCAGTGGTTGGATTCACTTCCTGCCGCTGAAAGTGAAGACTTTAGAGAATTTGCTGAGGTCACTCCTTCCGTAATTGAGATTTGGGTATATGCAGGTATCTGCGGTTATTCAGGCACATTCAATGATCTAGCCCGATGGGTCAAGATGAAATTCAAAAAATTGGATCGTAGAGGCATACTTAACAGTGAAATTAGCGCTCTGCACAGTGATATCCAAGAATTACGTATGGCAATTACATCTGGTGAAATCAAAGGCTCTGATGGCGCTGCCAGATTGGCAAGCCTAGAGAAAGAACTTCGCAGTCATATTGAAACTTCAGAACGATTCAATAAGACAACGGACAAGCGTGGTTTGATCTTGGCTGGCGCAGATCGTGTAATGCGTGAAATGACTGCCATCTTTAAAGACGATCCACAGTTCTCTGAGCCTATTGAAAATGCAATGAATGCTGTATGGGCAAAAGTATATAGCGAGGTAAACGGGTAATGATGATTCCAGAGCTGCCAGAACTACCTGAGATCAAAGAACACAGTGCAAATGCTATTCGACTTCGCGGAACGTTGGCAGCTGATTTGCCTGGGATGCCTCACCTAGGAACAGAACAATTAACTGGATACAACGCAAAAGAAGTGGAACGTCGTAAGTTTCAGGAAGCAATGCGAATTGCATATGAAATTACTCGGAGACAGAACGCAATTGCAGCGGCACGTGCATCATATTTAGATCGAATGGCTCAGTATGCAGTAGAGCGCAGACGTGGTTGGTATCGCTAAACTGTAAATACTAGATACAGAATATATGGCTATTCCAAGTGCATCGCTTGCGTATAAACGCATGGCGTTGATGAACGCTACCAAAGTTACCTCTAAACCTCCGAGTGAAGATGTACTGCAGGCACGAGATAACTTTGTGAGCTTTTGCACTCTTATGGGAAAACCTCCAGCAAAGCATATGTTGGAATGGAACAATGAGCTATGCACAGGAGTTGATAGTGAATGCCTATTAGGAATCGGAGGCCCAAATACATCGATCCTCGCACCTCGTGGATCTGCGAAAAGCACTGTCCTTGGTTTGTTCGCTGCTTGGATGATCGGGAGACATGCAGCTGCCAAGAAAATGCTGCGCATACTTTATATCGCATACATGGTTGACATTAGTCGCGCAAAATCTGCGACCATTAAGGGCATACTTGCAAGTCCAAAGTATCGTGAAATATTTCCGATGGTTCGTCTATCGAAAGTAAGACGATCAGATGAGTATTGGAGTATTGATTATGAGTTTGCAGGTATCGATACCGCTGGGGAAGAAGCATTCACTATTGCGTGTGGTGGTCTCAAAGGTGCAATTACCTCAAAGCGATCCCAACTTGTACTTATTGATGACCCTATCAAGTCAGCTGCTTCCATCAACAATCCAGATATTAGGAGAGAGATGGAGCAAACATGGTCTAACGTTATCGCTCCTACGATGTTCCAAGGAGCGCGGGCTATCTGTTTGGGAACCCGATTTCACTTTGACGATATACACGCCTCGTTATTTATTCCAAAGAATAATTGGAAACAAATAATACAAAAAGCTGTAATTACTGATGAAGATGGAAGGCAAAGATCCTATTGGCCAGAGTTTTGGTCAATGAAATACTTAAACGAAAGGAAGAAAGAGGATCGTGTTGCCTTTGCTTATCAATATCTAAACACTGCTGTGCAATCTAGTGATGTAGGGATTTCACCAGACCTATTGATCTACGGTAAAGTTCCTGATGAATATGACTGCATTGGAGTTGGCATTGACTTGAGTGCTGGTGTGAGTGAAAAGAACGACTGGACTGTCTTTACATTGGGAGGCATCAAAGACGGCAAAATATTTTTAATTGATCAAAGACGTGTGAAAAGTATGGGCAATCTTGAAAAGATGGATACACTTTGCGAGATGCTAGCTGACTGGCATATTCTTCTGGAAAATGACGAAGGTCAATACTTTCCAACCATGTCATCATGCATGATTTGGCCTGAAGCTGTGGCTTACCAGTCATCTTTTGAAGGAGACTTTAAACGTGTCATGTTCGATCAACGTGCTTTGTATAACTTAAGCTGTTCACCAGTTAAAGGGTTTAAAGGTGACAAACTTGCTCGACTACGGGGCGTCCTTGGTTTGTATGAGCACAAAAAAGTTGTATGGAATAAATGGCGTAAATGGAACATCCTTGAAGAAGAACTAGTCAACTTTGGCCACTCACAGCATGATGACGCTGTTGACTCAATGGTATTAACTATGGGTGGATTGTTAAGACGAGGTAGTCTTCAACTTGACTACAATAGTGATAGCTTTGACTTATAAATAGTAAAACCATGGCTGCGAACATAAATTACTTTTTACAGAAAGCAGGAGGCGATAAAAGTCGAGCAGCCAGGATGTTGGCAGACTATCAAAGAGACACGAAGGGACTGGATTCAGGTGTAGCCTTTAAGGCGTTAGAAGGAGGAGGAAGTTTTGGTGCTAGCGACCGAGCACGATATGACAAACTTATTCAAGCAAGAGGTAAAGCTCAGGTACGGAAAGATAAACCACAAGTACAGCCTCGGCCAAATGCTCCAACAAACAATGTTACAAAACCTGCACCAAATGCTCCAACAAACAATGTTACAAAACCTGCGCCAAATGCTCCAACAAACAATATTGTAAAGCCTGCAGTAATGCCTAATGCAGCTCAGGCTAAAGCTAAAGCTAAAGCCCAGTCATTCAAAGAAGCAAACGAAGCATATTTTGCTGATGCACAAAAACGGCATGGAATTAAAGATAGCTCTGCTGCAGATCTAAAGGCTTTGTTTGAGAAACAAACTAAAGGTCTTGATAAAGAACTAGCATTTAAAGCTTTGGGTGGTGGTCGTATGTTTGGCGAGGCTGACATGGCTCGATATAAAAAGTTGCTTGAAGAGAAAAATAATCCTGCACCCCTCAAGCCTCAAGTCATGCCCAAACCAAAACCCGCCAATACTGTTATAGGAACTGGAAACAACCAAATTAATGACTCTCTTAATAACAATGAGGGAATCATTGGTGATGGCAATCAACAGTTCGATAACAGCGGCAACGTTGATGGTGAACGCAATATGGGAGGCATTGGTAACGTCAACACTGACAATTCCTTTAATGCCGAAGACATCACTGCCACCATTGGCAAGCAAGGCGATATGGATACCACAATCACTAATAGCCAATTCGGTGCAGGTGCCAGTATCGGCAATGATTACTCTGTCACTGTTGGCAATATGCGCTTTGGCAATAATGGTGGAGTTTCTGGTAGTACTAATGCAGATAGTGCCCTAGCAAATATGCAATCTGCCACTGCTTACAACGCATTAAACGACAATTTCCATCAACGCTCTAAATCTCAGTTAAGTGGTTATGGGCGTGCAGGTGGTGCTATTGAAGAAGCCAGAAAAGCTAATTCCCGTCCAAATACAGATCAAGCTGCTGCATTTAAGTTTGCTGGAGCCAATCAAAACTATCTCCAAGATAAATTAGATCAAGTTCGTTCTCGTTATATGGGATCTACTGCTGGATATCAATCACCAAGTTTTGCAATGCCAATTGCTCCACGACCAGTTGATTTGGATCCTGCAAAAGATATTTTTGAAAAAGCAATGAAAGGTCTTAAATAGCAATTATGTAGAATAGGTTTATGCCTATTTGATACAAATAATGTCCAGAACTAGAATGGCGGGCAGCGATGAGTTCAAAAAAGGACTTAGCCTTGCACAACGTAATGAGAAAGCACGTGAGCGCATTGCTGCTGATCCAGAGCGTGCCGCTGCAAGATTAGGCATGGTAGATAAAAAATACGATCTTTCTGGATATAGCGATAAGGATATTATTATGGCTTTCCAGGGAGGAAAGTTTGCTGAAGATGATTACTCTCGTTTAACCGGCAAGCCAATTGCAGCGCCTGCACCTACTGAGCCTGCACCTACTGAGCCTAAGAATCCTGCTAATGATATTGGTACTGAGCCTGCTGTACCTTCAGCACCAGTAATGGAGTCACCTTTTGAATTACGTCCTGAGCCTACTTCACCTGTATTCGAAGTGCCAGTAATGCCTCCTATTGAAGAAGAAGCTCCTGTCTTTATAATTGGTGGAAACACAGGACCGTTCAATGCTCGTGATATTAATGCCACCATTGGTAAGCGGGGAGATATGACTACTGATATTAGAGATAGCACTTTTGGAGATTATGCCAATATTGGAAATGATTTCAGCCAAACTAGGGGGTCAATGATGTTTGGTAATTCCTTATCATTGCCACGGCGACGTTTAGCCGAAGAAGGTGCATTTGCTGGACTACGATTCAACTGATTGCCGTTACACTAAAAGTAAATAGAGGATAAGGGATGGCTAATCATCAATTTAAGGAAATACTCACGGCTGCTAAAGAAAAGCGAGGGGATCTTCCTATTGACACAATGATTGTATCCTCGCATCTTGCTCAGATGCGTATGTTTATTCTTCGTAGAGGTGTTGAATTTTATAGCGAACAAGATTCGTATGGTGGTCGTAAATCTTTTATAAAAAAAGTGTATGAGCACAACATGCTTGAGATGAAACTTGACAGTATTGTCGATTATTTCTTGTGTGATGGTCAAGGTTTGTTTTACTTTCGACCTCAAGGAGAAACCTATCAACTGCTTTATTTTCCTAAAGATAGTTATCGTTGCTATCGTGATCAATTTGGTGATATTGAACATGTAGAACTTGTATACAGTTTTGGTGTCAAAGAACCGAATCTGATGGACGCAATGTCCATGCCTAATCCTCGTGGTGGAAAGAAAAAGTATATTCGCCTAAAGGTCTACAAAGACAAAATTATTCAAACAATTTCTAACGAAAAAATTGACTTTGAAGATCAAGGAGGAATGCCTACTTTTCCTATGGGACAAGCAGGTCAAACTGAAGAATTAACTAACAGTCTCGGATTTATTCCTGCTGTAGAAGTGTTTAATAACATCGACTGCACAGGAGAGAATACTGGTAGTGGAGAATTTGATCAGCTATCAAATCAAATTTTATTTCACGACGAACTAGTGCGTAATGTTCGAAAGAACATGAAGTTCTTTGGAAATCCAACTTTAGTTTCTAGTCGGCCTCGTCACGACATTCTTGAGTCTGGTGAAGAAGGCAATATGAAGCCAACTATTAGTTCTCAAGCTGGCTTTTTTGCAATGGATCGGCCTAGCACACGTGTAAGTGCACCCGGTTTTGGATCAAGCATTGATGGTCAAATCAAAGTACCTAGAGTTATTGCCAACCTTGAGCCAACTGATCGTGTGTCTTACATGACACCTGATGCTGTAAGTGGTGACCAAAATCTCTATGTAAAACAGTATCGATCTGAAATTCGTCTTGCACTAGGTGGTGTAGATGATATTGACATTAATACCGCAGCATCTGCTTATGAGATGAAATCTCTTTATGGTAGGTGTGCCGCAACTGCAGAAAAGAAATGCAAAGCATTATTCGACTTTGGTTTGTGTAGATTATTTGCAATGATGATTCAGCATGAAGAGCATATCTTTGAAGAATCATTTTCAAAAACTATGGAGCTTGAAAAGCCAAGCATTCCTCTACGCGAAGAGTTTGAGACTGAAGAACTTTATACTGATGCTGAACTACAATATCAAATTGATCAAAAACAATACCTAGATGATAGAGCACAACTCTTTTCTGCTAGTATTGAATCAGGTCAAATACCTGAAGGGGTTACTGGTTTAATCCCTGACGGCAGCAGCAAAGTTAATTGGCGCTGGACCGGTGAGATTTTCGAAGAGGATTCTCAGGGCATTCTTAATAATAGTATCGTCGTCAGAAACCTCCAAGAACTAGGTGTTGATTCTATTGAAGCCCTTAAGTATCTCTTCCCCAGCAAAACTGACGAAGAACGCTCAGCAATGTTGACCGGCTATCCCTTCAGGATGGTCCAGCAATCCCAACAAAGTTTTAATACATTCATTGGGATGTTAGGTCAGTTGTATCAGCTGCCCCACCCGCAAATGCCTAATCAGCCATTGGCGGCTGATCCGAATCTTGACATCACAGGATTCCTCTATCGATCCCTTGAATTTTTACGTAAGGAGTTAAGTTACAGTGGAAAGTATCAGTCAGACGACAGCACCGTCCGCGCCCGTAAGCTCAGCGATGCCGACCGCAAGCGTGCCCGACTCGGCCTCCCAATTCGCGACGAACAGCCCGTCGAGCTTCCAGGCTCAAGCGCCGGTAATGCCCCAGGCACCGGCAACTTACCAACCGGCAGCGGCCCCGCAGGCTTCGGCTCCGGCAGCGGCCAACAATCCATGGCAGGAAGCATTCCAGGCACTATCCGCAAGCCTGAATTCGCCGCAAGCATCCCAAGCCCCGGCACCGTACTCGGCGTATCAAACACCAACACCACAGGCCAGTATCCAGGCTCCGCTGGCTTCTCAGCCCCAGGCTCCGGAATGGGCAAGCCAGGCGATGCCGACTTACGCTCCCCAAGCTTCAACCCCAACTTATTCGGCCCAGGAGGCGGCGTATCTGTCCCAGCTTCAAGCTGAACAGGCCGCTCAATATCAAGCCGCCCCCGCTCCCGCGGCTGATTCTTACCTGAGTCAGATTTCTGACGTCTCTCTCGAAGTTCTTGAGCACTTTGGTGCTGAAGCCCCTGCCCTGCTCAATAACTATGCCTGTGCAGTGGAAGACGCTCTGATTGAGCAAGTTGGCCGCAACACCACCATGAACACCATGCTGGACGCTGCTTCTGAAGAGCGTGCCGCCATGAACATCATGCTGACTGATCCCGACGTCCTTGCTGACTACGTCAACGGCTTCTTTGGTGCAGAAGGTCCCTACCCGACTGAGACTCCTGAAGAGACTGCTACACGGGAACAGTATGAAGCTCGTGCTCAATTCGAGCAAGAAATTATTGCTCAAGAACAACGTGGCGTTCCTCAGTCCTTCGAACGTCCTCAAATGGATATGCCTACCCCTGGTCGTCAGGAGTCCGGCGCTGGCTCCTTCTGGGGTGACTTCAGCTCCATGATGGACAACAATCCTGAGAATGCTTGGCAGTATCTTGCTCAGGCTGGTCCTCAAGCCTTCCAGTCCAAGATGCTGGTTCAGGACTACTGATCTAAATAACGAAAGGGTCACTTCGGTGGCCCTTTTACAATAGAAGTATAGAAAGTATTTGAACAATGGCTCAACGTATTCAACAAATGGGTGAGGCTCCTTATGCACGGGAGGCAATGCAATTCTCCTCTATGAAACAGGGTCTCGGAGCCATGACTCCTCCCAACCAAGGCATGACCAACATGATGGATGGTGGGATGACAAGCAAGCCTGGTGCTAATGCACAGCTGCAACGCCAAGGTGATCTAAAGCTTCAAAATATCCAACAAAACACAATTTCTGCGATTCCTCAACAAGTTGCTGCTTCTCAAGGAATGCAAACCAAAATGATGGCTGAAACCTCGACTGTTGAAAGTGCTGCTGCTCAATATCGAGATATGGCCAAAGCAAATGTAATGGATGCTTATCAGTTGACCAAAGGTATGGAAAACTTGAATGCTGAAATGGATCGCATTGGACCTGAACAGTTTGAAATGAATATTGCAATTTCTAAGCGTATGGGTCAATCACCTGATCTTGGATCTTTGATTGCTGAAGCTAATCAATACGGTTGATACTTTCGATAGAATAGTTGAAGTCATAGATAGGTAAATTACGTGCGCTTAGCAGGTGAAACTCCTAAACAAGATCCTGAGGTATTCCAAACTATTTGGAAGCACCTTAAGACTGATGGTGTGCCTGATCAGGCTGCTAATCATTTGACGGCTGAAATGCTGCATCATGGCGAAGATCTTGATAGCTCTATTGAAAAATATGAGCGTTTCTATGACATCTACCGAGAGAAAGGTTTTAACGAACATGCCGCTCAGGCAATGGCAGTTGAAGCCCTCGAAGGTGCAACAGAAGCTCCGAAAGAAAGTACAAGATTTGCAATGCTACATGGCGAACCAGAAGAAGAAGTAGTAGGGGTAATATCTCGAGCTTAGTGTTGACAAATAAGTAGAATATACCCTATTATTAATAGATAGTCATAGGGATTATATGAGTGCAATTAAATTAAGTGGAGACTCCGTTCGTTCTTATCTTCGTGATATCGGACGGATTCCTCTTTTGGAGCATGACGAAGAAATCCTGCTTGGTCGTCAAGTACAACGACTGATGGAAATTAAAGCATGCAAGGAATCACTTTCTAATCCTAATAATGAAGAACTTGCTACATCTTTAGGAGTATCATTAAAAGAACTTCGTCGTGATATTCGTGATGGAGAAAAAGCAAAAGACAAAATGGTTACAGCCAATCTCCGGCTTGTCGTTAGTGTCGCAAAGAAATACACAAAGAGGAACATGGAACTCTTGGACATCATCCAAGAGGGGACGATTGGCCTCGTCCGTGGTGTTGAGAAGTTTGATCCTGGTCGTGGTTATAAGTTCTCTACTTACGCTTATTGGTGGATACGGCAAGGGATTACTCGGGCGATTGCGGAAAAATCACGTGCTATCAGACTACCGATCCACGTTACTGAGAACCTCAACAAACTTAAGAAAGCCCAGCGGGAACTAAGCCAACTTAATGGGGAGATGCCGAATGTATTTCAGCTATCAGATTACATGGGAATGACTGTTGACGAAATTAAAGATCTGATGTGTAAAGCGCGTCAACCAACATCTTTGGAAATCAAGATTGGAGAAAACAGGGATACCGCTCTTGTAGATCTATTGGAAGACGAAACACAACTACCTGACACACTGCTTGAGCGTCAGTTCATCAAAGAAGATATTCGCCATCTGATTGAAGAACTGCCTGAGATGCAAGCTGCAGTAATTTCAATGCGGTATGGGATTGGTGAAGATATTCTCGAACCGATGTCAATGACAGCTATTGGTCAAATCTTAAATATGTCACGTGATCGTGTACGGACACTGGAGCAAAAAGCTCTTCGTGCATTGCGTGATAACCAAGAAGAGGTAAATGGTTATTTGTAATTTACAATAGTGATAGGCATGCAGATGAGTAATGAACGTCACAGAAGAAACTAATAGCTCAATTCTGCTTATGGGTGGAAGCGGCAGTAGCTTGCCAGCTAACTACGCATCTAGTAAATCGCTGAACTTTGCCAAAGATTCAGCAACCATTCAAAATGCCAAAACTGAGCGAGTTACAGCAATCCCTCGTCTTATTGACTTCAAAGATACTGTAGGACTGTTTGGCACAGAGAATGTGTTTCTAAAAATTGATTTGGAAGTTGTCTCTTCAGCAAGTGCTTTTTCAAACATCCAAACACCCGAAAATGATTACTTCCATGTCTGGAATTTTCCAGAAAGCGGAACGACAAATGATTACGATACTGCGGTCTTTAATTTTGCAGAAGACACATCTATTGTTAATGCATACGAACCTGCGAGAACTTCGAATGATTTGTCCCAGTTCAAAAAGCCTTATGTCAGTGTAAAACTGACAAATTTCAAAACCGGGAATCGGTTCCTTGATGCATATTTTGACGTCAGACTATACACTAAAAATCGCGAAGAGTTTGCGTATGATGAGATGTTTATCGGGGCAAAAGACTATTTCTATTTAGGCTTCCATGCTCGAAATACAAAGAGGATTCCTTACAATGTACGTCTTGAGATAGGCGATAAATATATTGAATATTACGAGCTAACTACAGCTCAGCGCAAGTTAGCTGTCTGACGTCGATTCTTCAGTCTGATCTTTAACCTCAACTTTAATCGTTGTCTTTTTACGACGTTTGAGAGCAGAAGGGCGACGTGGAAACTTTTCCAAAGGAGTAAGCGGCTCAGGTGGTGCAGGATAAGGAGGCAGTGGAGACACACTACGCTTTAGAACTTTGCCACCAGAAATTTTAGAAAATTGATATTCAACCAACAGATCGGGAGACTCATCTTTAAAAATAGCTACCCGATCAATTCGTGCTGCAGGAAAAGTAAAGTTACCAAATCCGTCGTGACGGATCTCAAGATTAATGCGGTCTGCCGAAGGAATAATCAGACGAACGTAAGACCCATTATCTAGCTTGACTCGAAAGATTGCACACTCAATATAAGCTCCGGGCTTCTTATTCCACCAACGAGGAAATCTATGATAACTACCACGCTTGGGAAGGACCAATTGAATATTACCACCAGTATTGACAGGAACAGATTGTCCACCTTTGTAGATAACTCGATCAGCCATTAGATGTTTTACTCAATTTCTACTTTCTCTATTTTAGTTATTTTTTGTTGCTGACGTTTGATCCACATTAGGTTTTCTACTTTATTATTTTTCTTGTTGCCATCAATATGACGAACAACACTACAACCTTTACGCTTACCGTAGGGAGTTGGTGGTAATCCTAGAAAAGCAAAAGCTACAAGTGTATGAACGGGAATAGTAAGTATCTTCTTACGACCCACACGCTGCGTCAAATTAACAACAGGATATCCAGTCTTTGCAATTTTCTGTTTAAGAATACGTTCAATTGTCCCTTTAGTGCTTTTGATATCACCAGAAGCATTTACATAATATTCGATGCAGCATTCGAAACCGGGAAGAGTATGCACAGGCACCCATTCCTTGCTATCGATAAATTCCATTACCTAATATTCTTGGGTATTCATATAAAAATTATATCTAATTTAAGTAACATCTAGTTATGCGGCAAAGTCGAATGTCGCTTATAAACCTTTTAGTTTTGGAGTTACGATCCGATGTGGATTGATAATGATTTTCCAAAACTTCTTGGTGCCGAACTGTATCGTCCCCACCCCGCATACATCATTGAGATGGCTGTGGAGCCCGTGGTCGTACATGACTTCAGTAAGCAACCCGGTCAAACTGTGCAGCTTGATCGCTATCGCTTCTGGGGCAAGCCTGGCACTAAGGAGTCCCGTGAGCGGACCGCAGATCAAACCCTCGGAACCGCCTCTGCACGCAATATTGTTAAAGACAAGGTCTTGGTGACCCTGCGCGAATACACCGGTCCCGCCGATACTCGTGACAGCGCCCAGCCTTCTACTTTCAAGGTTGCTCGCGAAACCCTGATTACCGCTCAGCGCCTGCTGCTTGACACCGGTAACCTCAACGTCTTCCACCAGTCCATCGGTTCTCTGACCCTGCTGGACGACTATCGCCGCTGGCGTGACCGCGTCTTCGCAAACGAACTGCTGAAGGCCGAAGCCAATGGTATTGCTGGCAAAGACCAAGGTGGTTATTACCTGCCTGGTGGCAAAGCCAAGGGCGTCAACTACGCAGCTGGTGAATCTGCCAAGTTTGACGTGACCACTGACCTTCTGGAAGTCGTCAAGGACATGCGTAAGCGCAACGTCCCGACCTTCGCTGATGGTTACTACCGCTGCATCGTGGATCCGACCGCGATGATGCATCTTCGTCAGAACTCTGACTTCCGCGAGATTGCTCGTTACCCCGGTAACGGCATGATCAACCCCATGCAGCCCAACGCTGCTCCCAACGCTTCCTTCTTCCAAGGCATGGGTCCTGGCTACGGCCAAGCCGGCTTTGTGGCTGGTCAGCCCGTGATGCCCACTGGCTTCCTTTTTGAAGGTGTCCGTTGGTTCGAGTCCACCAACCTTCCTGAAACGACCTTCAATCTGACGATTACCGATGCCGGTTCAGGTGCCGCTGATTACGCTGCATCTCAACTGATCTTCTTCGGTCCTCAGGCTGTTGGCGTGGGTATCGGTGGTAACAACGCTCAGATCCTGTTGAACAACAACGACGACTTCTCTCGTTTCATCATCATGATCTGGTCCCTGTTTGCCGGTTTTGAAGTACTGAATAAGGACTTCATCACGGTTGGTTACTCTTTCGTATATTGATAGGAGGAACTAACAATGTCTGTAATTTTTCCCGGTAACTATGTAGCTCACCTGAACGCTTATCGCGAACAGGGTGTGCTGGCCGTCCCCGGTGTTGAGTACTATCAACTCCGTGGCATCGCTATCGTCACCGCAAACCAAACTGGCGGTGGCACCCTGGCTCTGGAGATCCTTTCTCCTGACCTCCGTGCTGACGATAAGCCCCGTCTGGATAAGCCTTTTAAGGTCCCCGCTGGCGCTACCGTCTATCGCACTGCTATCAGCACTACCAACCTGAAAGCAAGTGGCACTGACACTGTGGCTGTTGATGGTTTGACTACCACCACAAACACTGAAGCTTCTTTGGCTGCTGTGGCTGGTGCATTCCCCGCCGCTGGTGCTTCTACCACCTTCAGCAACGGTGCTGTGTCCATCGAGTCCAGCGAGGTTACTATCTCTGCTGCTTACTCTGGTGCTCTGACGATCGTTGATCCTGCCGACTGTGCAGCCGTTATGGTTGAAGTCTGCTACTACGTCGACGCTCCTGGCCCCGACGTTGATGACTACAGTATCCCCTATAAGAGCGAATCTGGCTCTGGATATTGATCCATCATCAATAACATCAAAGGCGCTCCTTGTGGGGCGCTTTTTTATGTCTATAATAAATGTATGCTTACCCTAAATAATAATGGATAGTAATCTATTTCAAGATAGTAAGACTGGCAAATTGGTTGAATTTATTGCCAAGCACGATAAAGAATATGCAATGGTGCGTGATGCTGGTGGAACCATTACATATGTAACTCTTGAGCAGCTTGTTCCTTATAGCCGTGAAAAAGGTCGACTGGCAAAAGTAGAAGCACCTCAAATTGCTCCTCCGCCAGAAGAGCCTCTTCCTAATCCTGTAGTACCCATTGAAGATACTCGTCTAAATCTGAACACTGCTCCTGCTGAACAAATTGCAAAACGACTGCCTGGTGTTGGCTATGCAACTGCTAAGCGTATTGTTGAATTGCGAATGTCCTTGAGCGGAGAACGTTTTTCAAATCTCAAGCAACTAGAAAACATCCCCCGTGTTAATTGGGAACAACTGATTGAAGAAGACCTTATTTTCATTAGTTAAAATAAGAATACAAAGGCAGAAGACAAATGGATCCTCGTCTAGAACAAATTTTGTTGGCGCAAGCTGCCAATGAGGCAGAACAGGGTCCTCGCCTAAGTGATTCGACTGCTGCAGCCGCCGCACTGGGCGGTGGTCTAGGTGTACTTGGCGGTTCATTGGCACAGCCACTTGGAAGAGCTATTGGCAATATGCGAGGGACAAACCGTATTTTGAAACCTGGCATTCGTATGGCTGGTGGTCTTGTAGGAGCAATCCTCGGTGGTGGCTTAGGAGCAGCAGCTCAACAATCTGCAATGCAGGGATCTGGACGAACAGGAGCACTTTTGGCTGAACTGCAAGCACAAGAGGCTGCAGGCAAAGAGATGACACCCGATCAACAGTATGAATTGCAGCAGATTCTAAAAGCAGCATATACACGTGATGGGATTCTTGGCTAATGGAACTAAACGAACTACTGAAGTCAAAAACTAGATTCCATCTAGGATTTAATTCTGGCTCACAAATTCCTGCTGGTGATCGTGCTCGTCTAGAAGAAGCAATGGCGCTAATTCCGGATGAGTATTTTTACAATCAAATTGTTGATCACATCCGCCGCTGTGATGTGGCTTATGAAGCCAGTGAATATTATGACACTGCTAATGGTCAGGTAAATGCAAGTCGTATCGAACAGATTGCTGGTGATGTCCAGCGAACAATTCGCACGACTGATCCTTTGAAAGGCGATTCATATGCACGTGAAATTTATCTACGTGAAGTTGACCGTCTTGCTGAAACTCTATATGTTCCTAATTATCGGCGTCCTGACGTCCGTCGCTATGCATTCGAGCGCTCAGGGGCTGACTTTGTCATGGCTATCCCTGGCCCTGCAGACACAGCAGTGGGTTCACGCATTTGGTTAAACCAAAACTATCGATAGTATTAGAATATATCTAGGAAATACTTTGTGAACCCATGCATCACGGAACTCAAAAAATAACAATGGGTCGCGGAAAAGACACGGATTATCAATCCAAGAAGGCCGCTGCTCTTGCTCAAGCCGAGCAGAACGATTTTATTTTTGGCATCCATTCAGTATATGAAAATGGATCTGGCGAAGCTTCAAAAGCATCTCGTCATCCTAAGTACGGCAACAGCAACTTGATGGCGGGAGACCAGATTGATGGTGCATCAGGTATTTTTAAGCCACGTTTTGATGCCGCAGGTAATCAAATTATTGGCGATCCACTAAACACCACAGGTTTTGCTGATGGTAGAACATCCGCGACAATACAACCACAAGTTGATCCTGAAATTTCAGGTGGTCTAGCTGCTGAGCGTTTGGTAATGCTTGCTCAAGGCATGCAGTATCCCGGATTGAACAACCGTCAACAAATCTACGGAGTTTGATATGTCTCAAGAAAAGCTAAATCGTCGTAAAGCGATGGGCGATGACCCATTTGCAATGAGTGTGTCAGATACAACCTTTGCTGGATCTCCTCAGCCCCTCCCTAATGCTCCTCAAGGAGCCGGCAACATGATGAACAACCCAATGGTTGGTCAATCAATGGGTGGGCCAAATACACCTCAACCTGGAAGCCTTGACGGAGGTCCACAATCTCCATACGGCGATCCGGTGTTTGACCAAGATGTTTTCTCAAAGGTCGGTACTCCTGGATATGCACCTAACTCTGATCGAAACCAAAACATTGTTGAAGGCCGTGGTCTTAATGCTGCCTACGGTTCGATTCAACAACCTCTACGTGAATCGCAAGACATGATGGAGCCAATGCACTTGGCTCAGCAAGCAGCTGAACGTGGTGAAAAGCTTTATGGTTCAGGTGATCAACTTCCTTATCAAGTCGGTCCCCTTGGAATGATGGGTTTTGACATGGATATGGCACAGGAGGGTGGAGTCTTTAATCCTGGTGCAGTTCCTTCTACAATGTCAGGAAACTCTGAGGGCGCACTTACGCTTCAGGGCGTGCCTGATGCACAAGCAGCAGCTCAAGTCATGTCTCCAGACGATGGCTCAATGATTCCTGGATCTACTAAAACTACAATTCGTAAAGGTAACTAATAATGGCTACTACAGCTACTAATAAACAACCCCTGCTGGTTGATCGTCCGTTTCATTCAGTTGTTGAAGCAAACAGCTTGACTTCAGGATCTGCGACAAGTCTCGATATTTTGGGAACTAATGAGTCGTCTGTCCTTGTTGATTGCACATCTAATGATGGCGCAATTGTAGAAGATCTTTACGTAATTGCTCGTAGTACAGTTTCATACAAAGCTGTGTTTTATCTCAGCACAGCAGTGGATTATCTCAGGCCAAGTGATGCGACATACATTCAGCAAATTGATAGCGCCACTACTGCGGGACAAATCACTTCGTGTACTTCACTGCCGAAAGTTTTAGCTCCGTTGCCAGGTACTGGCAGTGATTCACAAGTGCGTGCACTTTATATTCCAAAAGGCTCTGTTCTTTGGTGCTCGTTGCAGCTTGCTGGGCCTGCTAACAGCGCTGGCACCCCTGTTATTGCAGCTCAAGGCGGATTTTATTAATGCCTAGAAAGCAAAATGGCTTCGGTAGTAAATCATTTGGTAGATCGAAGTCATTTGCTGTAACCGAGGTCAACAATCGAACAGATAAAGCGAAAGGGCCAGGGGCTGCAGGCAATTATCCAAGCGATCGTCGCTATGGCTCGACAGTAACTAGAAGCGCAATCGAGCAATTCGATATGGATAGTACTTGGGCCAGATGGCGCAAGGGCACGGAGTACTACTATCAAGCAGCGTATTTACCCTACGACGCGGCTAATGCTGTTCTGTATCAAGGTACTCCTGCTGAAACACCAGTAACGTTTACTGGATATAGGTTTGCAACTAAAAATTCTGACAGTAGAACTCACTATACAATTAAACGATCAGCTTCAGCTCAGCATTCTGTAGGTGTAATTACAAGTATAGAAGCAGATCAAATTAATTTTCCTGAAGGATATTTGAATAGAGAAGTTGTTGTTCAAGTTCAAGGCAATGCTAATAGTGATGCAAGTTTATTGCGATCACTTGGCGAACGAGTAACTGATGGAAATACCTCTGCCAATATTGAACAAGTACTAACTTCAAATCGACGCCCTGCTGTATATAAAGGCAAAAGCTCGAAAGATGGACTGCAGATCGTAGCAACCATGCCATTGAGTGACATCATGGCAACAAGCTTCATACAAGAAAACAACAATGATATTCAAGCATTAGTTGGTCAAATTGTTTATACCCCTGAGTTTTACAATGTCACTGCTGTTACCTCACTGACTGAATTCAAAGATTTTGAGACATACTTTGAAGTTATTGAAAATGATTCTCGCATTGGCGAAGAGCTTCAAATTCTAAAGAATACAACTAACTTGCCACCAACACTTGGTGATATAGCCAGCCTAGAAGTAATTTTCAACACAACAAATACAACAAGCACTTTGCAAGGATCATTCTTTTTTAGAAAGTCTGACTACCAAAAGTATTTTGGCAATAAATATCTAACTGGAGATGTAGTTGCAAGTGAAGTAGGAACTTCATCTTATGCAATTATGCCTTGGACAATTCAATCAGTCATGGCACGTCCAGCCACAAATGAATTAGAGATTACATCGACAGTATTTAAAAGTACGCTGACACTCTATACTCCATATGAACAAAATAGATTTATCGTATTTCCCGCTAATAGTTTTACGTATCAAGATGTAGACATCGATGAAGATGGCAACTATTTTCATCAACCACTAATTCCAGGCGAAAGTGCTTGGCAAAAAATTAATTTAAGTATTGACCCATTTCTCGATAAAATATTTTTGACAGGAAGAACTCTCTCATATGCAGATCTCTACTCATGTAGTTGCCCTGCTCATATCAGAGGCAAACTACGTCAGCCAGAAACCTTTGATAGCGATACAGGAAGAATCAATAGGCAATCTAGGTATCCAGCACCTAGTGCAAAAAGTCCTAATTCATTTGATATTGAAGGTGTTGCCCAAGCAACAGGTATTATTGAAAGCTGGGCATCTGAGCAATACAAAAAAGGATTTAAAGTATGCAAGCATTCAATTGCTGCAATGTTTATCAACAAGATAAGAGTGCAGGAACCTAATACGTTCCCTAGTGTTGAATCACGCTTAAAGTTTGAAGAGAAGCTTGCAAAAGAAATTCAAGAGGTAGGTGATGAGTTCCTTGAGCAAATGAAGAGATCTGAAATAACAACGATTGAAGTAGTCGCAGCTCTTGCAGAAGCACTTAACTTAGATGACGTTGAACTTGGATATGTGTTTTTGACCAGTCAGTTTTAAGCAAGAATGCGATACTGCTTCACTACAATAGAAATAGTAGTGTTAATAGTTGCGCGTGTCTACTTATCAGTCCGATTCATACGCTGGCATCGTTGCAGCATTCAATGAGCTGCGTCTTCGCAATAATGCTCTACCGAATGAGTATGCGCCAAGTTATGCAGGCATTCGTGATGCAATTTTAGATATTAAAAAGGAGTGGGGCAATATTGGTGTAGGAGACTATCCTCCTGGCTGGCTGCCTGAGACTGATTCAGAAGGTGCTGTAATTGGCGGTCAGTGGCTTAATTATCCTGAGGATGGTGATCTTTGGTTTGACAAACGTCAAGGCCGAATGATGGTTTGGATTGGCGGTGACTTTCATCAAACAAATGGTGCAGATCAACTGACAGTTCTTTCTGATACTCAGCCTAACAGTGCTATTGAAGGTGCTTTATGGTATCAGCCGAGCACTCAAAGCCTTTACCTGTATACAGGGAATCAGTGGACTCTAGTTACATCTACCTCAATCAATACAGATCAACTAGCACTTGCATCGACAACTGTAACTGATCTTGGTGCAGTTCCTTCTGTCTTTCCATCAACTACAGGAGTTGATACTCAAAAGGAATTTAATGCGTGGTCAATCGATACTCTTGAATTCCTGAACACCAAAATTGATAATTCTCAGGGTTCATCTGGAGCAACAATTACAGTAAGTGGAACTGCTCCTAGTATCACAGCCGATGGTGAACTTTGGTACAACAGCAGCACTCTGCAACTGTATGTGAGCAGTGGCAGTGCATGGCAAACGTCAACGCCTGACTTTAGCCAAGAAACTGAATTTACAACACTGCAGTCAACTGTAACAACGCTTTCGTCTACTACATCGACGCAGATCAGTGGACTTGATACAAGGATTACAACTCTTGAAAATGTTTCTCCAGTTACTTATTCGTTAACTACACCTTCAGGTCTTCGTTTGCTTGATAGTGCAGGCAATGCAAGCAATGTGGCAATTACAGGTGCAGGAGGAACAACCGTAACCTTTGGGTCTAACTCAATTGCTTTTGATTCTTCAGCTTTGCAAAGTAGCATCACAACGCTGCAATCAGATCTTTCAACAAAAGCTACTCAAACTGCACTAACTGCTGTACAGACTGCAAGTAATGCAGCAGACACAACACTTCAATCCAACATTGATACAAATACTTCATCGATTAGTTCCTTAAGTACAACAGTATCTGGATTGCCTACAAATTCAGATTTGAATAATTACCTGCTTCTAACGGGAGGAACTCTCTCGGGTGCATTAAATATGGGAGGACAAGTAATTAATAACGTGGCTACACCATCGCTTGGAACAGATGCTGCCACGCGTCAATATGTGGACGACTTTAAAACATTTGCTGCAGCAACTTATGCCACTCTCAGTGGAAGTAGCTTTGCTTCACTTTCAATCACTACCAATGACGTTGCAGTTGCTGGCGTTGATTTCAGTTCTTCCGTAACTTCTAGTAGACAAGCACTTAAACTTGCTAGTGATTCAACTAACAATGTGACTTTTGGAAATACAGCTTTTGCCAATGAAATGGCATGGGAGTTTGGTGATACGGAAGATTTCTGCTGGAAGCATGCAACTAATGGAAAGCAATTAAGCGTCCGTAGTTCAGGTATTTATGCTGATAGTCTTTTTATCACTAATTTTGTTGTTGACAGTAACGGCAACGAAACCTTAGTAAATACCGTAAACGTTCAAACTAAACTAAATACTTTAACTACAGCACTTGAAGGAGTTCGAACTGCACTTAATAGCAATACAACTTATTCAGGATTCAAAACTGATGCACTTGTGGCATTAGCCAACGTTTAAAAATTCAACTGGTTAGTATTTAAATAAATAGCAATAATCAAATGTTTAGCAAAGATGATTTTGACATTCCTTTAGAAGGTCAATTGAGGCTTAGGGTTATTGCTGATGAAATTAATGAGTGCTCAGATATTGATGAGCTACGTAAGCAATTGATTGTCTCAGCTAAATTAGTGATGACATATCAAAATATACTTAATCGAATTCTGAAAGAACAAATTGCAAAAGATTTGCAAGATTTCAACAAACTATTGGAAGGAGAAGACAAGTTAAAATAATAAAAGATGTTGTGTAGTAACAGATGCCATCCGTAGGTGACACCAAAACCGAATTCGGTCGTGCTTGGATTTATCTACAGCCAACCGGTCAAGGCCCAGGAACTTGGCGGCTAACTGGAGATGACAATGTTGTTAATCCAAACCAAAACACATCCGAGTTCTTGTTCACCGCAACAATGGCTTCTGGAAACATTGCACAGGTTGGATCTCTGCTGTATTTGACTTCTACTGGACAAGCTGCTCTTGCTGATGCATCGTCTCTCTCGACAGCACGAATAGCTGGTGCAGCAACAACGACAGCCACAGGCGGGACGACTGTCACTTACACAAGTTCGTTGCCTATTACATCTCTTTCTGCTTCAGCAGTAGTTGATGGTTCTCCAGCCAATCTTACGCCAGGTACGTTGTATTACTTAAGTTCTACAACACCAGGCAACTACACTACAACTCCTGATACAACTACAGCAGGATCTGTTCTCATTCAAGCTGGTGTAGCCCTAGACACTAATGAAATGAACATTGAAATTTCTGCACCCTTGGTAATTTGATATGGCTGACAGAAGAATTACTGTTCTCAATCCTGTAGGCTATCAAGAAGTCTTGCAGTCAACAGATCGTCTGTTTATTGATTCAGACTCACGATTTGCAGGTGCTGATTTTACGCAAAACGTTACTTTTACCACAGGTAGCTTCTCAGGTAATGTCACTATTAACGGGACTCCTAGTGCCAATACGGATGCAGCCACTGTTGGATTTGTAAATACCTCAGTTAGTAATGTCACATTAACTGCACAACTACCAGTTTATTTAGACAATCAAGTTATTAAAATAAACTCTGGCAATACTACAGATAAAGGTATTGTTCGTTTTGCAACTAATGCAGAAGCACTTGCTGGATCTTCAGTTGCTGCAGCAGTAACTCCAGATCAAATGGTCTTTGCCTTGAATGGTGTTGCTGTATCTGGTGTTGCTCCAATTCAAGTAACAGAGACAAGTGACAACAATTTTCAAGTTACAGTTGCTTACGCTACCAGTGGTGCAAACGGTGTTATTCAAATTGCAACTGATTCAGAAGTAACTGCTGGCACAGTAGAGAATGTTGCAGTTAATCCTAAACAAGTAAAAGATGCGATTGATGCAATTCCATATGCAACAGATTCTTCTAACGGAGTAATCCGTATTGCTACTGCGTCCGAACTATCTACAGGAACAAACAATACAACCGCAGTTACACCTGCTCAAGTTGCTCAAGTCGTTGGTGATGTTGACGTAACAGTAAATCTTCCATTAACAGTTCAACAAACTGGAACAGTTTTTGATTTTGATATCAACTACGCATCTCAGACTGCTGACGGGACAATTCGTGTTGCAACCTCTGCTGAAATGACAGCGGGAACCTCTACAAATACTGTTGTCACTCCGGCAGCTCTTGAAACACGCTTAGGCGGAATACAAATTGTTGATGGAACTACAACTACAAAAGGTCTTGTTCGTTTTGCAACAAACTCAGAAGCTATTGCAGGAACAGAATCAGCGGCGGCAGTTGTTCCGTCATCACTTAGAGCAGCCTTGGATGATGCTAACTTTGTGTTAGATGGTGGATCGTATTGATTAGAATAGTATCAGGATTTTTATCCAATAGTTATAGGTTGTTACCATGAGACTTCAACTTAAGCGCTCAAATGTGCTGGCCAGTGGTTCTGCAAAAACGCCCACTGCTAGTCAGTTGGAATACGGCGAACTTGCAATTAACTACAATACAGATGATCCTGCAATCTTTTTAAAAGACAGTAATAATAACGTTATTAGAATTAGTGGTGTAGGAAATATTGCTGATGATGGACAAGTAGAACTTCCTGCCACTACGACTCCACCCTCTAATCCGCAATCCGGAAATCTGTGGTATAACTCAGATGACGGTCGTTTGTATATTTATTACACGGATGCTGATAGTTCTCAGTGGGTAGATGCCAGCCCTGATAGTTGGGATCCTACTGTTCTACCAGATACAACTAATAGTAATTCTCAATCAGGCACACTTGATGATCGTTACCTGATGTTGAATTCAGGGAATGATCCCATTACTGGTGGCTTGAATATCACTGGAGGCAATGTTGGTATTGGGACGAGTAGTCCTGCTCAGGCGCTAGACGTAGTAGGGAGTGTTAAATCCTCTAACCAATTTATTGGTCCAACTGCTGCGCTAGGTAGTTCAGCAACGAATCCAACATACTCTTTTTCGGGTCAGCAGACGGGTATGTTCTTGGCGGCCTCTAATGCAGTTGGTTTTTCTACTGGTGGTAGTGAAAGGGTGCGCATCAATTCCGGCGGAAACGTTGGTATCGGGACGAGTAGTCCCTCTCGCCTCGTACACATCAAAGGAAGCGGAAACGAGCAACAAAACCTATTTCTTGAATCTACTACGACAAATAGTCGAATAGAATTTATTAACACGCAGACTACTAGTACTGGCAATCGTGTTGCGGTCGGAGCAAGAAATGACAGTTTTTCAGTTAATATAGGGTCTTCTTTAAGTACAAAACTCGTAGTTAATCCTAACGGCAACGTTGGTATTGGCACGACTAGTCCTGCCAGCAAACTACATCTTTCAGAAGGAACCGGCTCTATCATCAACCTAGGCACCGGCACCTCCACCGCAAGCTCAACACAAGGGTTAAATTTTTATGGAAGGTTTATTAATGGAGTCACTCCAGCTGCTCCTGGTCAATTAACTTCTTTCATTAGAGAAGAACGTCAAGGCGTCGACGCAGAGTTTGACTTAACTTTTGGCACAGGTGATACTTCAGATGCAACGGAAAAGATTCGTCTAACAAGTAGTGGCAACGTTGGTATTGGGTCGAGCGATCCTGTTCAAAAACTTCATGTTGAAGGGACATCAAATGACACTATTGATGAAACTACAGGAACTTTAAGACTTCAAGCGTCTGGTGGTAACGGATTATTGTTCGGTACTAGAGCTTCAGGTCCTTATCAATCTTACATTCAATCAGCGTTTGTAGCAGACACAAGTGTTGCTCGATATGATTTATTGCTTAATCCGCTTGGCGGCAACGTGGGAATCGGGACGTCTACGCCTGCTAGCCGTCTTCAAATTGGTGATAACACAAATAACACAGACAACGTTATTGTGTTTGGTCGGCGTGTAGCTGCTACACAAACCAATAAGCCGCGTATTGGTCAGACTTCTGACGGTACTGGTAACGATTTAGGACTTTGTGCTACCAGCAGTAGCGGTGGTATTCGGTTTTTTACCGGCAACGGTGATGAAGGTTTTGGTGCTGGCTCTAATATTGAACGGATGCGCATCGATTCTGATGGTAACATTTTAATTGGTCAAACTTCATCAAATCAACCTGGTAATAATAACACCACCGCTGGCATAGGTTTTAAAAAATCCACCAGTGGAGTTCGTATGCACCTCAACATGACTGGAACCACAGGTTTGTTTGTTGGTAGAAACAACAATGGTACGTGCACAGACTTTAGACGCGCCGGAGTCCAAGTAGGACGTATTCTCATTAACACCAGTTCTGTTTCTTACAGCACCAGCTCAGATTATCGACTTAAAGAAAACGTTGTTGTTTTAGATAACGCAATTGATCGCGTTAAGGAGCTTCTGCCAAAGCGTTTTAACTTTATTAATGACCCCCTTACTGTCGATGGTTTTCTTGCACACGAAGCGCAAACCGTTGTACCAGAAGCTGTAGAGGGCTCACATAATGAAACAGAACCCATTGGTACTCTTACTGAGTGGGATGGGACTGTTATTGACACTGATGTTACTGAGCCTGGTGCAGATGAAATGTCTTGGGAGACAACGGATACTGATGAAGACGGTAACGAAACCACTGTCACTCGTACTCGTACCTGGACACAGACTGGCAGTCGCCCCGCTTATCAATCTATCGACCAAGCCAAGCTTGTTCCATTGCTGACTGCTGCATTGCAAGAAGCAATCACTAGGATTGAAGCTCTTGAAAATGCTCAATAGCCCAGAGTCTTTTACAATAGTAGTATCAAAAGGAATTAGAAATGGCCCAGATTAATTTTCCTACTGCAACATCTAACGGACAAACGTTTGAAGCAGATAACGGTGTTATTTACACTTATGTAGGCACACCCCCTAATGGATTCTGGTCTGGATCTTTTCAAGCTACCGGACTAACTACACTTGACGCTCGTTTTCTAAAACTTGATTCAAGTAATGATCCTGTCACTGGTGGTTTAAATATCACTGGAGGCAACGTTGGTATTGGAACAACACTCGCCCTGTCACAACTTCACATTTTGGGAGATAGTGATACAACAAACACAGGCGCTACCCTCTTGATTGACGATAGTGCCACTGCTGGAGCTGACGTTGGTGGAACTGTTGCATTTAGAGGAAGTGATGGCTCTATACAACGCACTTATGGCTTGATCAAAGGTGGAAAAACTTCTTCCGGAGCCAACTTCGACGGCTACCTTTCTTTCCAGACCAGAGCAAACGGTCAAAGCAATACCACGGAACATGTTCGCATCACTCACAGCGGCTTCGTTGGTATTGGGAAATCAGCTCCTGAAACAACACTGCATTTGCGAGCAGGAAATCCAACCATCACTTTAGAAGATGGCACGGGCTCCCTCCAGACTTCAATCAGTGGCAACGGCGGTGAATTGGCTTATTCGATTGCAGGGTCTGAGGCCATGCGCATCGATTCCAGCGGCAACGTTGGTATTGGGATTTCCAATCCCAGTAACTTACTAGAAGTTCAAAAAGCTGGTGATCCAAGCCTGACTCAAAAAAACTCCGCCAATGATTCTTTAGATAGAAATAATACTCATTCTTTCCAGTTTTCTGATGGCCAGGGCGCATTTGTAAAGGCTACTAGACCAAGTGGTGGCTCTGCTTCGGATACTTATCTTGCCTTTGGATCTGGTGGTAGCAGTGAAAAAGTGCGCATCGATTCCAGCGGCAGAGTTGGTATTGGGACAAGTAGTCCTAGTGATTACGACACTACCTCAAATAATTTAGTTGTTGGAGAAGCTGGGGCAGGTGACCGTGGTATCACTATTGCTTCAGGCACCAGTCATCGCGGCACCCTTATGTTTGCTGATGGCACCAGCGGATTGGGTGAATATGCTGGCTATCTTCAATACAACCATAACGGAGATTACCTAGCAATTGCTACTAATAACTCGGAGGCTTTGCGCATCACTTCCACCGGCAACGTTGGCGTGGGCACGAGTTCTCCCAGCATGTTGTTAGACGTTCGAGGTGCTAGTAATCCACAAATTAAAGTATCTGCAACTAATACTGGAACTAACAGCGCCGGACTATATATTGAAAACCAAGGTCAACGCAACTGGCAAATCTGGGCAGATAGATCTTCAGATCAATTAAAGATTGGTCATAACAGCAGAGCTAATACAGTCGTTTCAGTTACCGATACAAGAGTTGGTATTGGGACGACATCTCCAATCGCCGGATTGACGTCTTTGGGAATTAACTCAGGCGGTCAAGGAGGCACAATGTGCATCCAAAACACAGGCTCAGGACTTAACACAAACGTTGCTCTTTACTTAACTCCCAATAATGGCGGAGGCAATGATTTGCAACGAACAGCAGCAATTAAGTCACGCCAAGACGTAGCAGGCAACTTTGCCAATCTAGAGTTTTATACATCCACAAGCAATACGCCCACCGAGCGGGTACGCATATCTTCCAGCGGCCACTTTTTTACTGGAGGTACGAACTCTATATCTGCGATTGAAGCAGGTACGCAGTCTGGCAAAGTATTCAAAACCAATCATGCTGCTAGCTCTGGCAGTACATCCACAGGTCAATCGTTTCATTTTAGTTTTGCAAATCCGAATGGTTTTGTAGGTTCTATAAGCACAAGTGGTTCAGGCACCGCTTTTAATACGTCTTCCGATCATCGCTTGAAAGAAAACGTTGTTGATCTTGACGGCGCTATTGATCGAGTCAAGCAACTTGCTCCAAAGCGTTTTAACTTTATCGCTGATGCTGATACAACACTTGATGGCTTCCTTGCTCACGAAGCACAAGCCGTTGTTCCTGAGGCTGTTACTGGGACGCACAACGAAATAGACGATGATGGCAACCCTGTGATGCAAGGCATCGACCAAGCCAAGCTTGTTCCATTGCTGACTGCTGCATTACAAGAAACACTTGCCAAAGTCGAAGCTCTTGAGCAACGTCTTGAAGATGCTGGTATCACCTGATTTTTACGGTACAACCTACTAATTAAGGCCCCCTTAGTAGGGGCTTTTTTGTTAGATTAAAGCTTGATTAATTAATATACATGGCCTGTAAACAATCTGAATTGATCGCGGCAGTCAACTCTTACGCAGCTGCACGAACTACTGGTGACGCAAAACTGCAACAGTTTTCTGCAAGTTATCTTGAGCAGCTGATTGATACTCTTGAATTTAGCCCAGAAGAAGCAGAAAAAGAAGTAGAAAAACCGGCTGAGTAATCAATCGCCTGGATATTTTAATCCAAGGACTTCAAATGCACCACGGCTGTAATGCCTGCGTGCTTGATAACCATTGGGTAAATAACGGCCATTCACTCGCTGACCCACACGGTCAACGGGTGGATTGCTTTGACAATATTCGTTCATCTTGTTGTTATACCACCAATGCCCGCTAATTGACCACGGGTATTTTTTACTGGTGTGGGTTTTGCCAACTTCTATAATTTTAGAATCGTACTCACCTTTCTTTTGCAGATAATCAGAGAAAGCCTGATGGTTATAACGCCCGGTTACTTGAATCCAGCCAGTTCCAGCAAACTTGACGCCATCACCAGGATAAATATTTCCTAAATCTCTACGCCATTCGTAGTTTGATCCATCATGAATTTCTACGTCATACTTAAGTCCTGCACTTTCATGGGCACACTGGCCTAGAAAATATGCAATGCTCTCAAGATCCATGTCGTAGAGATCAACACAACGAGCAAAGTCATCCATTAATTCATCTGACAAGCTGCTGGATTTACATCCCATAATACTTGCCATTTGATTTTTAGTAATTGGCCACTGTTTTTCTGGAATAGACTCAGCGGGTTGTTTAACTTTATTTCGGTACTTCAGAACCCAATCACTTTGATCATCAAGATAGACAGCGCAAACATTGCCTTCTAATCCAGAATATAATTCTTCAATGGCACGAATTTGATGCTCTTCTTCGTTGTAATACTTGAAAAAGTTTTTAAATGTTTCTAAGGTTAGTTTGGCCATATTGATTCTAAATCGTATACCACAATTCTAACTTGTAGAATGTAAGCAACCCTTGGATGTAATTAATGACGAACGAGGAACGCCAAGAATTTTGGGATGCAATTGAAAGTGGTGATAATCCACTTCTTTCAGTTATGCATGGATTGGTGGAAAAGTGGGGTTTGCCTGCAATTATTATGTCTCTTGGAGACATTGCTGCTGTCCTATCAGAAGATGCTATTGACGCTAAACTGACACCAAATCAACGTGGATTAATTCTTGGTGCCTGTGCGCAGGTGTCTTCTCTTAGTGATCAAATGCATGCCGAGATGGAGTTCCTTGCCTCTACTGAATAATGTCTCCAGACGAACTTACCAATTGGGAAAAAGTAAAAGAGTATTTTGAAACTCTTCCAGAAGAAAAACGAGATAATATGTTTTACAAGCGAGCAGTTGCTATCTGTGCTGGCAAAGATGATCCTTTAGAGCCGCTAAAATAGGGTAGTAGCGTAAGCAATAGCATGGCTATCCGTAAAGCGGGTGAAGTTTTTTCTGGCTATAACAAGCCAAAACGTACACCTAATCATCCGAAAAAATCCCATGCGGTACTTGCAAAAGTAGGCAGCACTGAAAAGTTGATTCGTTTTGGTCAACAGGGCGTAAAAGGTGCTGGTAAAAATCCTAAGTCGGCCAAAGATAAGGCACGCAAAAAGTCTTACTACGCTCGACACAATGCACAAGATTCAAAGCCCAGCAAATTGTCTGCACGTTATTGGTCACATAAGGTGAAGTGGTAATGGATTATTCTGAAAGACAAGCCCAAGCAATGCTTGGTAAACATGTGACTTATCACAAGGAATCATGCCCATTGGCAACAACGGATGTGCATGAAAATACAAAGAATAGGAATTGGACCATTGAGAATTTTAATTACGGTCCTTTGAATCCTGACTATCCAAACGAAGAGTTTTGGCAACAGAAAGCAGATTTGTTTAAGACAGACATCTGTGAAGCAATGTCTGCTCGATGCGGCAACTGTGGAGCCTTTGATCAAACTTGGAAGGTGATGTGCTGCATCGGTGGCGGTATTGGAACAGAAGAAGAACCTTATGTTGATCCTCGGCGTGTTATTGAACATGCAAATCTAGGTTATTGCCAACTGTTCAAATTTAAATGTGCAGGTGATCGCACCTGTGACGCTTGGATTCATGGTGGTCCGATTGAAGATAAAATGTCACCAGAAGAAGAAATGCATAAATCAGCTGACGAATCTGATGTTAATAGTGAAATGTCAGAAATTATTGAGCAGCTTCATGGCGCATCTGACAAACACAAAAAGCAAGCCTTGCGTCTAACTAAACTTAAGGAGAACATGTGATGTCTGCTGAATCCAGATCGAAAGCAAAAGCAAAAGCTAAATCCCGAGTCAATGAGGCAGGTAACTACACCAAGCCTGGTCTACGTAAGCAAATTTTTAATCGCATCAAAGCTGGCAGCAAAGGCGGAAAACCTGGGCAATGGTCTGCTCGTAAAGCCCAAATGATGGCCAAAGAATACAAAGCAAAAGGTGGAGGCTATAAAGACTAATGGCTAAGCGTGAATCACAAAAATCATTAGATAGTTGGACCAAGGAAGACTGGGGCACTAAATCTGGCAAAAATAGTACTCAAGGCAAAAATGCTACAGGTGAGCGTTATCTGCCTAAAAAAGCACGAGAAGCATTGTCTGATAAGGAATACGCCAGGAGCACTGCTAAAAAACGTGCAGCAGCTCGCAAAGGCAAACAGTTCAGCAAACAGCCAGATGATGTTGCTAAAAAGACTGCGAAGTATCGTCGTTGATTTTATTACAATTAGAACAGCACTGCAGATTATCAATGTCTAATAATAATCGCTCTAAAGCAAAAGAAAAGGCTCAGGCATTCTTTGATAAAAAGAAGGAAGAAGCTGATTCTAAAAAGAAGGACACCAATAAAGATGGCAAGATTGATGTAAAAGATACGGACACTTCAAAGATGCCTCCGCAACTGCGTAAGCATTTTGAGAAGAAAAAGAAAAATGCGTAAAGCTGGCGATCGACTCAAGGCAGCATTTGAAAAAATGTCGCACCGCAAAAAAGGTGGAACAAAAGGGACGTTTACTGCAGCTGCTACAAAAGCAGGCCATCCAGACACCCCTGCTGGACGAAAGGCCTTTGCAAATAAGGTGCTGAATGATCCTGATGCCACACCTAAAATGAAAAAGAAGGCAAACTTTTACAAGAATATTATTAGCAAATAATAAAAGGGATCCCCCACCGATGATCAGTCGGCAGGGGATTCAATTACATGGGTGGAAACTACAAAAAACCCCACAACTTTGGTTCCCGATGGCACCCCTGACGTAGTTCTTCTTCGGGGATCACTATTATATTAACGTCAAAAAAGCAACGTCTGCATCAATAAAAAGTGTTGCTTTCGTCACACTTAAAAATTAATTAGAGGCCCAGAAATTGACGTTTTTCGAAGTGTGGTGTAGACTCAGAACCCGCGCCAGTACTACGTTCTTACCATTACACAACACCCGCTTGGGTGACCCCTCAAGGTAATCCCACGAAAGCGGGCTGGTCAAGGTAGAACGGTATTGGCGTTACTTATATCTGACTATGCTCACAACACAAGAACTGATGGAAGCAGTGGCAGGCTATCAGCCTGTTGCTCCTGCCACACTCAGGGGATGGCAGTATGCAATCAGAGGTTTTGAAGACAAGCCAGTTGAAGAAGTGGACAAAAAATTTGTCAACCTTCGAAGAGCCCAGCTGAACAGTTTGGGGTATAAGCAGAGCTACGTAAGAACACAACTTGGCTACTGCGGAACCATTTGGCAAATCGGCTACGAGCAAATGGAAATTGTTGACGACAACCCGTGGCGAGGATCCTTAAAAGGATTGAAGCGAGGAAAGAAAAAATATCCGTTTCTTCCTCTTAGTTATTACGAAGAGGTTGGACTAACAGAACATCCACTCTTTATGGGAATGTGGTATCACGGCTTTAGAGTGAGTGAGCTGGCCTGCTTGAAACCAGAAGATATTATTTTAAATCACCCATGCCCACACTTCAGCATTTTCGACAATGAAGTACGTGGAATCAAGAATGAGCCCAGCCGGCGAGAGGTGCCTATACATCATATGTACCGTAGATTTATCGAAAATTTCCCTTTTAATACTAACCCTAAGGCGGGTGATTACTTTAGTCGCTACATGAAACGACGCTGTGGTCACTCAGCTCACGGTATTAGGCACAACATCGCAACACGAATGCGTAAAGCTGGAATTGAATACAGTATTGCTGCCTCGATTATTGGTCATGTTCCTGCAGGAATGACAGCTCAATACGGCCACATCCTGCTAGAAGATAAATACGAGCAGCTGCAAAAACTACAGTAAACCGCAGTTACCACACTAGTCCTTATAAACTGCATAATTAAAACCTAAGTAGAGAGAATAAAAGGATAGGTATATAGAAACTTACGTGGTTTAGTGTGGTTAGCGTGGTGGTTAGAATAAGGACAGTTATTGATACATAGTCATGGAAGTACTTGCAAGCCCGATCTTCTGGATCGTTGTCGCTGCTGCCAGTGAAATTATTGCTCTTACACCTCTGCGCTCAAACAGTGTTATTCAGCTGTTGATTCAAGCGCTGAATGCTATTAAGCCCTCTTCTGTAAAAAAGGGCTGATACCCCCTGATGGCAAATGGCTATGGCGTTACAACAGCCGAAGCATTGCTGACGATATAAAAAGAGCAATAGATAGAGAAAAATTTTATTCTACTCTTCCACACAAAATGGACAGTGCTGTGGAGGAGTATCTTGCTGCGACTGAAGAAGCTTACGAAGCTGAGTGGGAATTTTGGGAAGAACAGGAAGGTGAAACACCACTAGGTGGAGAAATGGGTGTTTCATATGTATCAGATAGAACGAATACTTCTAAAGACTCTAGTGACAATTAGACTGTAACCAAGTTGCTAATAACAACTCTATGGGTTACGCAGAAGACTGGAAGGAACTTATGTTCTCTCTCCAGTGCCTCAATAAAGGCTCCGCCAAGCGTCAATTCCGTCAAGAACTTAAATATGCTTTTGGCGGTCTTTGTGCTTACTGCCGTGAGAATAGAGCCACCACTCTTGATCACATAAAACCCAAATCCGCAGGAGGTAGTAGCCTTCGATCTAACTTACTTCCATGCTGCCGAAGTTGTAACCACGACAAAGGTAGTGAAAATTGGCTAGTGTGGTATCAACGGCAAGAGTTTTACAACACAATTGCCAAAGAATTGATCGAAGAGTGGATCGCCAACGAACGTATTGTTGCAGAGGATTTAGAGGATGAAGGATTTGACGATAGAACAACGGTTTGCACTACAGCGTGCGCGATATGAAGTATCTCGTATGAGCCGGCACGAACTAGAGCGAACTGCAGTCAAACTTCTCAAGTCCCGCATGCAGCAGAAGAACGGCGTCCAGAATGTGCTTCTTCAGAACGGAGTTGTTTTCAAAATTGAAGAGAAACAAGAAGGGTTACCTGAAATTCTTTCAGAAGAAACATTCATTGAACTGCTGCAGATGCAGTCAGAAGATGACAGTATGCCTACCGATATTATGGACCCAGGTTGGGAAGACGATGATATCGACAACGATGGTCTCATGATGATGTGATTTGTATTAGACTTCAATTAGTTCAAAATAGATAGATGGAATACGTAGTTAGTTCTCTCTTTGCTATTGCATTGAGTATCCCCTTTGCTCACCTGCGTACTAAAAAGCTTGAAGAGAAATTCAATAATCTTGAACAACGTGTTGAGCTAATTGTTGTGGAAGATAAAGACCGCTTTGAGCGTCTTGAAGGTGTGGTGCAGGTGATTGACCGTGAAGTCCCTAAGAAGATGGTCAGTGTGCTTCAACCTGTAGCTGTTGCAGTTAAAGAGCTTCAAACAACGATTGGTCTCCAGTGAAAGCAAAGATATCTTTGAGAGACATTTTTAAATACTACCAGGAGCCTCATCAACTAGCAGCTTTAAGCATGCTAGAAGAGGCCATGCAGGATGAATTATTGTCACGCGATTCAGATTGGATTGTGTGTTTTTATGCTGAGCCCAATGCAAAAGAACCTCTTACAATGGAAGAGAAAGCAATGGTAAGAAGTAGTGGCAGGGTTCCGCACTGAAAAAACTGACTTACGGCGTGTCTCTGATCAAGATAAAGATTCATTGACACGTACAGGTGCTGTAAGTAAACAACGTCAAGCTCTTAAGAGAGCTCGTGCTTGGAATGGAAGGCAAGCTTATGCAGCCAATGGTCCAAAGCGTACAGAGATTCGCACACCTGGCACTGGTGGGCAGAGTCCAGGTATTGGTATTCAGCAAGAACGCTATAGAGAAATTGGACAGGATAAACGAATGAGTGAATCCTTTAGACCTAAAATGAGTGACAATATCTACGAAGATCTTTATTCATAAAAAAGTAGAAAAAAGCCGGCGTTAGCCGGCTATTTCATTTGGTGTAGGCAACACCACGATAAACAAAATTACCGTGAACATCAGCGGTAATCCAGTTGGTGTTCTTAGTAGGAACTCCACGGTAGGAGCGACTGCGAAGATGGTTGAGTTCGCGTGCCTGCTCATTGTTAGCACGACGGTTATCTTTGTGGACTTTCATGAGACCACGAATCATTACGTTAGACATTGGAAACCTCCATAGTGTTTAAGAAATTTCCCGTTCCTTCAGGCTCTGCCCTACTTGCGTCCCTTTAGGGATGAACGATGTACTTTAATTGTAGCTATTAATACTCTTAGCCGTCCATAAAAGTTAGTTCGAAGAGAGCAATCTTTAACTTTTTATAGATATCAGAAAAATTATCTTTTTCTACAGGTGAACCAAGGGGATGAGACTCTTGATATTTATCTAGAGTATTAAGCAGCATCTTGATGGATGCTTTATCAAATTCAATAGGGATTGTATTTTTAGACATTATCAGTCCAGTCAAAAGGGCATATACCTATTACTTTATTACGTAAATATCGAATAAGAAACCAGCGTTCTTTTTCAGGTAGTTTTTCATCAGCAAGAATTTCATGTGCACGCTCTTGCCATCTTTCGCATGACATATGCCAGTCGTAGGGTCCAGCACCATGCGTAGCAATTATCAGAGCGGCAATGATATTCATTTGTCATTACGACCATATAATTTGTCAAGCTTTCGCTTCTGCTCTCTGAGCAAATGCTCAGCATTAGAAAGTACAGGCCACTTCTGCAACCTCAGTGATTTTTGAAATCGCTGCCAAAAATGTTTCATAACTCAATGTTACGAAATAACCAAAGTCCACGGCGAACATTCAATTACTGTTTAGCTATTGTCTTCAATAAACTGCAACTCAAGATGTGCTTTATTTAATTCAAATAACATGTTTTGAATTGCAATCTGCTCGTTAGCATCACCACCTGGCCACTTTTCTAAGTAGTAACGCATTCCCTTGACCAGCAGTTTTAATGCCGGTCCATCGACTTGAAAGTTAAACAGATGACTTTCAGGGTTATCCATAATTTACATTGTATCAAGATGAACTTGATATCTCAATGTGTATCTTGCCATGACGCGCCACTACCAGCAGAAGCTGTAATAGGAACTCGAAAGTTGTAATACTGTCCAGCAAGTGGAGCAGCATTTTCTAGAAGCTGTTTAACAGTATCAACTTGTTGGGGTATAACAGACAGTTGAACTTCATCGTGCACATACGCACAACGTGTGTAGTCTCGATCGTAGACAAGCCCTGCTTCGTCTAGCAGTTGTTGTCCGAAAACCACCCAACGCTTGGAGATGACTGCTCCAGCGGATTGCAATAGGTAGTTGAGTGAGGCATGCTCAGCCCGGCAGAATACAGGACGCCCATCAAGCCCCCTAAGACGACCGCTATTGCGAACTTTTTGTTTGACTGCATCAATTAATGGCTCCAATCCAGGGATAGCGGCAAGGAACTTGCGACGAAGCTCAGTGCCAAGTTGTTTCTTTTCAATATCAGGCAGCTCAGGATGAAGAATGTGACCGAGCTTGACATCGCCTGCTCCATATACAAACCCATAAGTTAAATTTTTCACCTGAGATCTTGTGCAGCCCACTCGATCTGCATTCTGCTGATGAATATCACCGTTGATGACAACATCAGCGAAGGCATTGTCATCGAACCTGCTGAGGTAGTGCCCCAACGCACGAAGTTCTAAGCCTTCAAGGTCAGCGCCTACCATGACGTGACCTGGATGAGGAATGAACAGTTGACGTGCCCACGGTGCACTTACGACCTGACCCAAGTTGGGGCCACGGTGGGCATTACGCCCCGTTTGTGTAGCAAGTGTGCAGCTGTGATGGATGCAGCCATCCTGCTCAATCGTCTTGAACCAAGAGTTCGCACCCTCAGAAAGCTGTCCCAGCCACTTCTGCAGAGTAAGTAGACGGATAAACATCTCGCACTCTTCGTGCAGCAGGGTGTTGCCATCTTGCAGTGCTTTATCACGTACCTCGCTCAGTGCAGCTTCATCGACCTTCGGCTTACCACTATCGGTGAGCTTGGTGAAGCGAGCCTTGCGGAACGTTTGCAAAGCCCAGGCAATGTTCTGACGGCTGGTTGGGTTGAACTCCTCTAGCTTGGTAAAGGGTGCACCAGCCACATAACCTTTAGTTTTGTTTGCACGCTTTGGTGTAAATACTTTGCCAGGAACAAAAGGGTAGCGAGATTTGATGATGCCTAGCAGTGTCTGCATTTCATTTGTGAGCTCATCACGCACACGCTCTGCGGCGTCCATGTCAAAGCGGAATCCAGAGGCCTCCTGCTGTGTCATCAGCAGTGCCATATCCATTTCAAGTTTGACGCAATCAATCATCAGCATCCTCAGCAATTTTGTTGAAACCAAATTTTTCTTTAATCTTCTCTTCCTTCTTAATAGCCCGTTTCTTGTGAGCTAGTTTGGCAACAGCTTCCATAACCTTAAGTGTATCTTCTACAGATGCACTATCAGGCATGCGCGTATCTATCTCATTAAATAGAGGAAAGAAAAGCTCGCTAGCCGCTGTAATCTCTTCAACGGTCAAAGGATCTGTAGCTTTCAAAGTAGTCTCGGTCTTGCTCATTAGTTTTTTCTTTATTGTTAGTCGATTTATTATCCTTAGGATAATCAGGTTTACCTTTTAATGGGGATTTACGTGGTTGCATAATCTTGCATACGTCGAAGCATAAGTTCGTAGAGTTTGACAGTTACCTCAGTATCTTGAATGCAATAGTCAAGCATTTCGGGTGTGTAAGTATCCCAAGCACCATCATGCTTACCAAAGTCGCCTTTGAAGCATTTGAGGCGATAACCCCAGGCCTCCAAACTATGACGGCCGTAAAGTTTCTGAGGCATGCCAATGGGGCGACGTTCGAAGTCACGCTCTTGGATATGTGGATAGAACAAACGAGAAAGTACAAGGGTGTCGATAACTTCGCCCTGGAAATCAAAGTCGTATCCCTCTTGAATCAGGGGGATGTCGTAGCCAGCGATGTTATGCCCAACAAGCACATCGGCTCGACGTAGCTGTTCAACACCTTGATCGAGGTTGTTACGAGGTGCATCCCATACGAGCGCATCTGAGGAGTTGTTGAGATCTCGGGCAACGATGCAGTGGATACTGGAGCCACGACGAAGCAGACCAGTGGATTCAAGATCAAAGAGTAGAGTGGTTTGAGTCATCGATTTGTTGTTGATATTGTTCAGCGTCGAAATCATCGCGTTCCGCCGGGCTGTACGTGTAGAGGTCTTTGTTCTGGAATTGCTCTTCTTTGTCGTCGAAACGGGGGGCTTGGTTGTTGGTTGAGAAACGTTCATCTTCGTCTTCAAAAAATGGTTCAATAGATATAGATAATTCGCGTGCTAGTCGAGCACTGCGACGATATTCGTCTTTGTAGTAAGGCTCCCACTCGTGAGCCAACACAGTAATTTTGCGAATGCCCATCAGGTATAACTGAAAGACAGAGGCAGAAAAAGGATAACGAGTGGAATATATAACGGCACCCGTGATAGGTGTGCCACGCTTGCAAGCAGTGGCTATTGCATAAGTTACACAGTCAATTTCAACTTTGCAATCTGCGAGAATACTGCGGCCATCACCAACGATCTCTCGATCGCGCACAATTACACATCCACCAGGAGCGATGGGATGATTAGATCCGGTTTCAACCTGCTTGGCTAAATTGATAAAGTAACGCTCTTTATCGTGAATAAAGGTTGGATCGTGCTTAGGTGCAGGCATTAGTCTTCTAGCTTAGAAATCAATCGGTCGAGATACCACTTAGCTTTCTTGGCGTCTTGAACAGAGTTTTCTTTGAGCCAAAGCCGCAAGAGATACTTAAGTACTTGTCCTTGAAGCATTCCTTCTACAGGTGACGGTGCGTCTTGAATGGCTTCCTCAATAATGTCGATCGCTTCTGTAGATCCACGTGTGTAATGCGAAGGACTATTTACAGCGTCAGATTTGTTATACATACTAATGATTTTGCTGTCATCCCAGGATTCAAATTCTTCTAGATCCTTTTTAAATTTTTCGTAGTCCATATCATACATTGTTCTGTTAAAAGTATAGACTTAATTTACCCAAACTGCAGCCGGTGTTAACCGGCCTTATCAACACCTAGAGAAATACAAGTTACTGTTATTTAGCAAGACAAGAGTTTCATGATCTTGCACATGGGGTGCAAGCACTTCAAGCACAGCGCTGGTACTGAGAGAAGTGTGCTGAAACTCGCAAGCATATCCAGATGCTGTTGGTTTATGAATACTACGAGGGTCATACCAAAATTTTGGCAAGAAACAATCCCATGGCTCAAGATTTTGGGATACCCATGCATTCAATTCTTCAAGACGTGCTGCAGTCTTGATTATGTGTGCTTCATGAGCGAGAGATGTAGGCACATAATGCTTATCACCAGCTTGCAATGCATGCTTCCACATAATTGTTCCATCACGATGGATAAGACGTGAAGGGAAGACTTCGTCACCAGATGGAAGCGTAATAAAAGCAGAAGGAGATATTTGCTTATGCATTAAACTTCACCACGCTTTTCAGTGTAATACTCAAGATCACGTGTCCAGCTGTCACCAGCAAACTCGTTAAAGCAGACACGGCCAATATCACGGAAAGTGTTGTGGAATAGTGAAACTTTATCGATAGAGGTAATGGCTGCATCAACTGGCGGGCCATACACAAGAATATTCCAAGTAGACGGGCATACGGGTTCAAATCCACTAGGTGTTGCCCGCAGCTGCTTAATACGTTTGAAAGGAATGCAAAATGGATAATCCAAGATTGCAGGAGCAGCTCTCATGATTTCTGAGGCACTCGTGAAAAATACAAAACTATTGATGTAATGATTTCGATACTCATCAATCGTTTTGTTCAACCAAATTCGAGTGGTACGCACTGCGCCTTTGGGAGAAACAAACACATTGCCATGCCAGTGCTCTTGCAGAGGGTTAGTATTGACTGAAGGAACTGACGTTGCATCAACAAGAACTTGCTGAACAGGATCAGAAGTAGGATCGTAGTCAATACCACCCATAACAGTCCGTGCACGCTCAATAATTTGAGGTGTTGGATACAGCGGAAGTTTAAGTCCAGCTACTTTAAGCTTGTCCTGTAAATTCTTCTGCGATCGTTCGGAGGCTTTCTTGGCTCCCTCCTGCTTCGACACTAAATGTTCTTGTTCCAGCATCACTGATCAAAGTAATTAATACATTGTTAAACCAGTCATTTTCGTTAATTTCTTCAAGCAGAGATCGAAGAAACTTGATGGTATCTTCGTCTTCTGCCTTCTCAGCAGTGTAAATATCCTGTTCAATGTCATAACCACTCATATAAGTGGTTGAATCGTTTTGAAGATTGATAATTAAACTGCCTGCACCTTTCGCTAGTACACCATTAGATGCAATATTGATTAGATCAGTGAGGATCAATTCAGCAGTAGCAGCAAGAAACTTTTGCTCTTGAGTCTTCTCTTCGCCGAACTTGTCGGACTGAATAAGATGCTGAAGTAAGTCTGTTCGTCTTGACATAACTAAATGACTCTTGTAAAAGTGTAAATAAATTAAATGTTATCTGTGGGGTTTTCAGCATCATTATCAGTAGGTAACTTAAACATGCTGGAATCTTCTGGATTAAGCTGAGAGATGTGAGCTCCAGACAAGAAATCAGTGACTAAAGCTTCAAACCGATCACCAAATTGTGTGTCGGGATTAAGCAGCATTCCATTACGTAATTCAGCATCTAGTTTTTCTGCTTTTTTAGCTTCTTCCTTAATTGCTTCTTCGATGACATACTCAGCAATTTGCTGCTTAAGTGTATGGATCTGACAAGCAAGCTCGAATGACTCTAAATAAGTATCATTATCGACAAAAACACCAATGTTTTGAGGAATGAGATGGAAAGGATTACAGCAATATTTATTGCCGCAAGTAGTCTTAACGCCTGTAAATCCAAGATCACCCCAAGTCAACCACATAGCAACACGTTGAGGATGATGCTGGGTGGATGATGAGATGCCTGGACGCCGCCAAGCAAACTGAGCTTGTTTAGTTCTGGGATTAATAACTCCATTCCAGTTCCAGCATTCATCAGGGGAACCAATATCAACTTGACTCCAAAACTTAAGAGCTTTTGATCGGTACTTCTTGAGTAAACGATCTACATCAAAGGAAAGCATTCCTTCCCGTGCTGAGGCAACGCAACGAGTACAAGCCTGATGGCTGTCGTAACGCATCGAATGAGAAGAAAATCGACCAAGAGAGTGGCCGCTGTAGATGCAAAGTTCTCCTTCTTCGGCAGTATTTGACATCTGCTGATTACGACGACCGTAGGCATGACCGCCACGTTTTTTGCTGGGCTGCGATTCAGGCATATTAG